ACATAACGCCAAGCCTCTCGGCCTCACCGTACAACTTCATCATGTCGAGCATGTCACGACGGCTAGAGTCGTTCTGCCTGAACAGAATGTCGTCCCACTTGTAAAGCAAGAGGATAAGGTCGTTGTTGATTTCTTCCTCGACAACCAACTGCAGCGGAGCGATGTTCTCCTGCCTGAATGTGTTGTCGGCTTCCTTCGAGGTCGAACGGTTCGAGTCCTCTGTGATGCCCAACTTGGAAGGGTCAATGTCAAGGACCGAGAGGATTTCCTGACGGTTGAACTTACGACCCTCAATGAACTGCATTTCCTGACGGGTGGAGACGGACTTGTTAATGTCAATGTCGCCTTCGAGCAGGACAGGCTTGTGTGCATTGTCGGGACCGACGTAGTTCTGCGTCAGCCACTCACGGTTGCGCTCGACTTCTTCCTTGTTGCTGTTCTTCATCGAGAAGATGATGCCAGTGTGGGCAGAGTTCTCGAAGAACCTCTCGTTGAACTTCATCGCAAACAGGTCGGATGCGACTGTCAGTTCAAGAGACGAGAGCAGGCTGAGGCCGCGAATATCATTGTCGGGGTCATCGAACTTGAACTGAACGATATCCTCGTGGTTGTACTCGATTGCGTCTTCGCTCTCAGCGATGGGTCCGTAGCGCCACTTTGACAACTGGCCATCTACGGTCTTCTCGTCCATGTAATACGGGTGCAGCCTGCGGGCGCTGATTGGCGTTCCCGCTGCGCTCTTATCACGGATGATGAGCCAGAAGGCTTCACCGTAAATCAGCAAGTCCTTGTAGGTCACACGGAGCAACTGGCTGCCGTTTGACACACGGAAGAACTTGCGGAGCGCCTTGACCTTCATGTCCTCGACTGGCTCGTCTGGCTCAGCCGGTACGAAACGGTACCCGTTAGCGACGGCTACCTTGGCAATCTTTTCGATGCCAGCACGCACAGTTGGGTGCTGCTTGTACATTTCGTAGAAGGTCGCATAGCGAGCCTTCCTGCTGCGGTCGATGAAGTACGCCTCGCCGTTCTTGGTCGCACCAAGGACAGTGAAGTTCGCCCTCACCGCGCCGGGAGCCGTCTGGCCAACCTGCGCCTTCTGTGCAGCAGCGTCGGTTGCTGTCTTAGTCCTTCTAGTCGCTGCCATTGTCGTCCTTACGCAGGTAGAATGTCCACGTGCAACTCAGTCCGTTGGGGTCCGAGACGCGGACACTCCATGAGTTCTTCCTCACGGTAAAGCCCGAAACGTCCCCACGCTCAATGGCGCGACGAACACGGCGAAGTGCTACCTTCACCAACGGGCTGAGTTCTGTCTTGGAAACAAGACGGTCGAGTTCACGTGTGTTCATGGCTATGCTGTCTCCGGTCCTTCCTTTGCGACCCACTTTACAGTGGTGCCGCACTTTCGGCAGGGGCCTTCGACAGAGCCACGGATAATCCTGTAGAGGTCACGGTGCTTGATGGCGATGCGCTCACCAGAAGCCTCCGCGTACCCAAATAGGGTACCGCAGGTGCACCTGACCGGCACTGGTCTACTCATTGGCTCTTGGCCCTCTCGGTCAGCCGATGATGGACATGCGAGGGGCTACGCGCCCTTCGCCGTACATGGCAAGCATCAGTGACCAGAAATAGTCGTCCGAAGCGTTGCCTTCACCGGCAAACTTGTAGAAGTTAGCCTCCGTCTTGGTGCGACGGATGCCGTGGATTTGACGCCTCAGGTCCCCTAGGTTGGGGAAACTGACTCGCCCTGTCTGCATGTCACCCTTGAACTGGGTTGCCCACTTTTCCTTCTTGGCATTGGTGAAGACCACACCCTCAATATTGGTATTGAGGATGAGGCGCTTAGCGTCCTCCACAAACGTTGCACCGACACCAGTCTGGTCGATGGAAACCCGGTTTGGCTTGACCGCCTCGATGAGGCGCTGCATGTATTGAAACTGCTCGTTGTACGGGTCCTGCGACGGCTTTGTGAACAGAACCTTCTTGACGCCATCGTCAAGGTGCTCTACGACCGTGAAGACCGTTTGGTCGCGTTCCTTTGCAAGGTCAACGCCGATGCTGAGGTATCCGGCTGCGTCGTAGGACGGGTGCCACTCGCGCCAGATTGCGGCCTCGTTATCGGTGCAGTTGACAATGAGGTCCCATGTGTAGTACGCTGTAGCCTCGTCAGCGAACGAAGCCTCGTACTCCGTCTGGAACCCGATAAGGTCGCCACCGAAGTTGTTGTAGATGATGCGCAGTTTGTCCGTGCCGTACTTTAGGACTCGTTCCTCGGAGCCCTCGACCGCAGCGGCCAGAGCCAAGGCTTCCTCGTAAAGTTCCGGCTTGACCATTGCCGAGCACTCCCACCACGGAACGGCGTGGCGGCTGTACTCAGGGTAAGCCTGCGTGTTTGTCATAATGTCGTAGAACAGACCTGACTGGCCGAGCGGGGTGCTGATGATGGTCAGGCGACTGTTTCCACGGGTGATGGCGGGCATCGCGGCGCGGTACAACTTCTGAGCGTCCCTGATGTGGGCAAACTCGTCAAAGTACACGTCCTTGCGTCCACCACGGACAGCAGACGATGCTGGCTGGCTGATGATGGTGCTTGTGTGCGGCGGGCGATGGAAACTGATTTCTGTGTCAGCGTCCGTCCACAGAACCGGCTTTAGGGCCGGGTCGTGCGTCTTGAACTCGTCAGGAATGCTGTGGTAGATGTTCCGCGCAATCTCAATCTTGTCAGAAGCCTCCTTCTGGTTGATTGAAATGATGTTAGCGCGGTACGCCTGACCTACTGCAGCCTTGTGGACGACCTCTCCCGCGAGGATTGTCGAAAAGCCAATCTGGCGGCTCTTGTTGACGATGCGGAAGAATGAATGGTCATTCAGGTAGCGAACCTGATACGGTTCGAGCCGGAATGGCGCTCCATCCAGTTCCGTCAGTGTTTCCAGCCATACTGCCGGGTACTGAGCCAACAAGGATACCAAGTCGTCCATTTGCAAGGAGGTTTCGGTCTGCAACAATCTTCACAAGCGGCTGTTCGCCGTCCTTCTCTGTATCCTTGCCCTTTTCGACTTGATGGCGAAGGGTAAGGAGCGAGTTGAGCACCTTTAGGCGGTCAGTTACGTCCCTGCGGAAGACAACCTTCTTGACAGTGCCAAGAACCTCGCCTGTGTCAGGGTCAATGTCGATTTCGTTCTCGCCCTGCATTTCTGCGATGAGCGCCGGGTGCAGATTGCGGCCCAAGAGCAGGATGAGAATGTCGAGTTCGCGCTCAGTCGAGACAACCTCGCCACCCTTGACGACCTTCTTTAGGTACTCGTAGTGCTCAGGCGGGATTACGCCGTCGAACTGGATGAGCAACTGGTCTGCCAACTCTGTCGGCACCAACGACTTGCTCTTGTTCTTCGAGCCGGGTGGGCGACCCCTTCCGCGCTTCTCTCCGCTCAGGTTGCGCGTACGAGCCACAGCACCGGTCCTCTTGCTGCCCTCTGTGGAGCGCAAGCCGGTTCTACTGTTGGCGTGGCGGGGTTCGGTGTCAATCATGCTTTCCTCTTGGGAATGCGGAAGCCCCCGCCACCCGCTCAGGCGACAGAGGCTTCCAGATTAGTCTCCCTTTTGGCCACTGGGATAAGTGGTGAACGGTGAGATTGCCTACTCACATGCGCGTGCAAAGTTGGTTTATAGCAGTAAACTGTAAACCACGCAACCCTACGTTAGCCTCCCGGCAAGAGTTCACGGCTGGCACCGCTCCGCACCTTCCGCCGTTTAGACGCAGCCCGCTCATCGCGTCGGCCACTGCCCACGTACTTCCGTGTGCGTTTTCTATCTCCGTAGTCCCGATATGCCCCCACTCTGCGGTAGAGGCTATTCCGGCACGTTCCTGACGAGGCCGCTAAGCCCCGCCATTATATAGTGGCTAGCCCGCAAGGACTCGAACCTTGACCTGAGTGCTTCAAAGGCACCCGTCCTGCGTTAGACGACAGGCTAATGGTGAGCCGAGAAGGACTTGAACCTTCAACCTAGGGGTTAAGAGTCCCTTACTCTGCCGTTGAGTTACCGGCCCTTGGAGAGTCAGACGAGACTCGAACTCGCATCATAGGCGGGGTAAAAGCCCGCTGGTCGCCGTTGACCTTCACTGACCCATTGGTCGCCGTGGGTGGACTCGAACCACCGGTACAGTGCTTATGAGACACTTGCCTTACCGCTTGGCTACACTGCGTTGGCCTCTCCGAGTGGACTCGAACCACCGACCTTGGCGTTAGGACCGCCCTGCACTGTCCGCTGTGCTACAGAGAGATTGGCACGACTGACAGGACTCGAACCTGCATACCAAGCGGGTAGAAGCCGCCCGTTCATCCGTTGAACTACAGTCGTATGGAGGTTCCTGTCAGACTCGAACTGACGATGATGTGGGTTGCAACCACACGCCTTGCCTCTTGGCTAAGGAACCATTGGTGCTTCCAACTAGACTCGAACTAGTTTCTACGGGTTTTCAAGCCGTCGCATAGACCGTCTCTGCCACAGAAGCACGTTTGGCGCTGCAGTGCTACTGGCTAGGCCAGTTCTTACACACTCCGGCTGACTAGGCCGGGGCCGGGAGTCGAACAGAAGGTAGTCAGCCAACCTCGACCCGCATCGACGCCTCATTTAGTTGCGGATTAGGAGAGTTCCCGCGTTGCTCCGTTTCCAGACAACCCAGTCGCCGCTAGGGCGACCCCCTTGGGCATATCGGCAGGTTTCGAGTTCCACGCACGACGTAGCCGTATCATTATGCCGTTAGGTTTTACGTCCAGACCCCGGCGAACGGACTCATATGGAGCACCCATTCGGACTCGAACCGAAACCAGTTGCTTACAAGACAACTGTCCTACCATTAAACGATAAGTGCTTGGCGAAGCCAATGGGACTCGAACCCACTATCTCTAGCGTGACAGGCTAGTATCAATACCTCTTAGACCTTGGCTCCATGGTCCTTGCTGCTGGACTCGAACCAGCGGCCTCCACATTATCAGTGTGATGCACGCATACCTACCGTGCTCAGCAAGGATAGACGCCCTTGTCGTCTCGAACGACTCCTGCGGGGGTGACCCGCCGTGCTACCGATACACTACTGGGGGCTATGGTACCGTAACGGGGACTCGAACCCCGGACCTCCTACTTGGCAAGCAGGCGCACTAACCGAGACTGTGCTACTACGGTATGGACAGCGCGACGGGACTCGAACCCGCATAATCGACTGGTTAAGGGCCAGTTGGTCGCCATTGACCTACACGCGCCGATTGGCTCCAGAACAAGGACTCGAACCTTGCACTCCACGGTTAACAGCCGCGTATGTTACCACTAACACCATTCTGGAATGGTCAGGGTAGAAGGACTCGAACCTTCGACCACTTGTATCCGAAACAAGTGCGCTACCAACTGCGCTACACCCTGATTGGTCACACCCGCGAGACTCGAACTCGCACTACACACGGTCTGAACGTGCTCCCTCTGCCATTTGGGGTACGGTGTGATTGGTACTGATGGTGAGACTCGAACTCACACTGAATAGGCTCTCGACCTACCCCCTCTGCCGATTGGGGTACACCAGTATGGCACCGCTGATAGGACTCGAACCTACAACCTAAACGTTCGTAGCGTTTTGCACTATTCCATTGTGCTACAGCGGTATGGTCGGGCAGATGGGACTCGAACCCACATCGTCCGGTTTGAAAGACCGGCTTCCTAGTCCATTAGAAGACTACCCGATTGGCAACGGCTCTAGGACTCGAACCTAGATTTTGGGGTTCAGAGCCCCTCGTCCTACCTTTGAACGAAACCGTTATGTGTTAGAGACTGACTGTAAGCCCCGTCCTGTATCCCCGTGGTTCGGACGCCTTGCGGCTCCCACGACAGGTGACTGCCATCCAACTTGGTCGGCTGTTACCAGACGACTCTTTTCGTACACTCGGCACCGTGGCGTTGCTCCCCAGTAGGTGCCCGACTTTCTCCACGTTCAGATTGCCCGTTTCACTCCGGCGAACCGGCATCGTCACTGTTGCTCTAATGCGCACCTTGCGGTGGAAGGCCGTTAGCCTCAACGCTGCAACTGAGAGCGGGGACTTTCCTCACCGTAGCGCGGCAGTCCATCAATCTCTAGCGAGAGTGTACCACGGATGGTCGTGGCTTGTCAACTACAGGAGGCCAGCGGCCTTTAGAACGATGAGAAACAGCACTACTAGAATGCCGATGACTACTGCCCGTTCGATGTTCACGGTAACCTCCTGACTGTATTTGGTAGCCCCCACAGGACTCGAACCTGTACTGTACCGGGTTTGAGCCGGTTCTCTCTGCCGATTGGAGTACGGAGCCATGGTACCCGAGGTAGGACTCGAACCTACGACGCTCTGCATGTAAAACAGACGTTCTTGCCGCTGAACTACACGGGCATGGTGCACGCTACTGGACTCGAACCAGTGACCCCCACCATGTCAAGGTGGTGCGCTAACCAACTGCGCTAAGCCTGCATTGGGGCGAACTGTGGGACTCGAACCCAACATTGACGGGTTCACAGCCCGTTGACTTAGCCTTTAGTCTAAGCCCGCCATGGAGCATCCTACGAGACTCGAACTCGTAACAACAGTTTGGAAGACTGTTGTGTTGCCATTACACCAAGAATGCATGGTAGCACCTGAGGGGCTCGAACCCTCGATTTCCAGTTTGAGAAACTGGTGCCTTGTCCGACTTGGCCAAGGTGCCATGGAGCCAACGGAGAGACTCGAACTCTCTACCTCGTTCTTACCAAGAACGCGCACTGCCGGTTGTGCTACGAAGGCATGGAGCCAACCCACGGACTCGAACCGTGAACCTACGCTTTACGAAAGCGTTGCACTACCATTGTGCTAGGAAGGCATTGGTGGGGACTCTCGGTAATGCTCCGAGCCAGTCGCAATGACGACTGTTTTACAGACAGTTCCGCGTCTTTAGCGGTATACGGCCCCATGGCAGGAACGTGAGGACTCGAACCCCTTGCTAGTCGTTTTGGAGACGACCGCCAGCACCCGCTGACTTCGCTACGAACCTATTGGTGGAGACACAGGGACTCGAACCCTGAACGTCGCATTGCAAGTGCGAAGTGTTCCCTTTAGCACCATATCCCCATTGCAGTGCTGTATCATAGCACAACTCGACCGATACCTGCAACCCCCTCGTTTAAGCATGCTTCGGGCGTCCGGTTGACCTGCACGGTGGCAGACAT